AAGAATTGCTACTACACCGTATACCCATTTATGGTCATTCCATACATGTAACAATTGAGTTTTCATTATTTTTCTATCCATTTTTTAAGTCCTGTATTTGTAACATTAGTTTTCTTTTTTCATACTTAATTCTACTTAAGTTTTTTTGTTTAACAACCACTGGGTCATTTTGAATATAAACATCTAAAGTATTATCTGAATATAACAACCTAGTATCTTTCATTAAATCTTGATTACTATAAATATTTAGTGGCTTATAAAAAGCAACACTTGTGTATGTGTCTAAAGACATTTCATCTTTAAGCATAGCATCAAGTTTAATTAAATTTTTAAGTTCAAGATTCTTAGAAACATCTTTAACATTAACATCAACACTGTCTAACTTTGCAGTTAAAACTTTTGTCTTAGTTTCTGTTTTTATTTCTTTTTCGGCTTGTAAGGTTTCTTGCTTGGCTTCTTGTTTGACTGGGGCTTTTTCTTCTTTTGATACATCAGTTTTCTCCTCTTTTTTAATTTCTTTTTTAGTTTCTTTTTGAGCAACTTCTTTAGGCTCTTCTTTAGTTACTTCTTTTGTAACTTCTGTAAATTCTTGTCTAATAGTGTCAGATGCCGATTCAGTCTTTGTTTCAATGACCTCTTCCACAAACTCAGCTTCAGCTTTAACTTCTTTTTTAGGTTCTTCATTATAAATCTCCTCAACAAAAGTTTCAACTATCTCAGGTTTTTCGTCTTTTATTTCTTCTACAACGGGGTCATTAGTAATAATAGCCATTTCTGGCATAGGTGTTGCTACTATAATTTCTTCTTTAAACTCAAAAACAGGTGCAACAACAAGTTTTATTTCTTCAATAGGAGTTTCTAATTGAAATATTGTATCATCATAAGTTAATGTTATGTATGGGTCACGAAAATCAGCAGACCTGTGTCCATCTAAACCTCTATTATCTTCAAATAAGATTCCCATACCTAAATCATAAGAAGCACTTGTGTTAGAATTAACAACAATAGTATTTGCTACATCATGTACTGTACCTCTTGATGCTTCATAAGTTTTAGTTTGTTCAAATACAGTTCCATTATCTAATGTTACTGATTGTGTCACATGAACTTTTTGTCCATTGTACCAATGAAATATTTCTCCACCGGCTGTCATATTAAAACCATTTTCTTTTAATGCGTCTGTTTCTGGAGTGTGAGTAACTTCTGTTGTATGTTCCATACCATTCCAACCAGCTAAATCGTTTGATGAGTGCCAACTATTAACAGGATTATTCCATGAGCCATCTGTAAAATCTTGGCTAATTAAATTATCTGTTGTTATTTCTTCTGCTTTTAAACCTACAGAATTAGAAAACCATGATAATAAAAGCCACAGCAATGCACCTAATACTAATATTAATTTCATTAAATACTTTTCCCTTCTGTGCAAGTAAAGTTAACATATATTTGTTTATTATTAACATCATTTTGATGAATAGTGTCTAAAAGAATAGCTGAAGCTTTATAACCAGTTAACATACAATTTTTAAAACTACTGTATTTTCTATCATTAGTTACAGGTTGCATACAAGTCATTTCTAATTGACTGCATAATACCATTGTTAACATAAAACTCATTTTATTTTATCCATATGATAATATATTCTCCCAATAACTTTTTCAAATCCCATTAATTCTTGTTGTATCATGTATACTAAAGTTTGTAATTCTATTAAAGTAATAAGTACCCATGTTGAAAGTCCTAATAATACAGTTCCTAATATTCCTATTAAGATTGTATTGTCTTTTCTTCTCATTTTATAGGTTTTAATTTTTCTATTTTAATCTTTTTCTTATCTAGTTTAGCTTGTTCTTTAGCTTCTTTTTTTTCTAACTCTACCCATTTTTTATAAGTAGGCATTTTATAATCATATTTATTAGCAATTAATTTCATACTTTCTTTTCCAATAGCACCATCTGTAGGGCAAGGAGTTCCAGCAGAAATAAAAGCTTGCCAAACTCTTTCATCTTGACATAACAATGCAATGCTTGCTACTTTCATACCTACTCTACTTAAAGCAGTAGATAAAGCAATTAATTCACAAGTTGCATCTTGGTAAGAACGACCAACACTTGCACCAATGCTAAAATTCTGTACGCCAGCGCTTAAAGAAAGAGCGCAGTTGTTAGAAGTATTCATTGAGGGTGCAGACGCAGTGAAAGGCGCTGATTTTATATTAGAAGTGCTTGAGTTTGTTGTTGTTGCTGTAGTATTTGAGGAGCTACCATCTGCAAAATTTGTTGTTGAAGTGGATGTATAACCACCTTCTATAGCTGTGTTTGAGCCTGATGTATTTGTTTGTGTAGAATCTGCATATACAAAACTTGCTATATACAAACTACTAAATAAAATTATTAAGACTATTAATCTTTTCATGTTATTTCCTTTTAATTAAATCAGTTGCTTTTAAGCCATAAACAGAAGCTATTACACCTACAAAAATAGTTTGATACCAAAATGGTAATTGTGAAAAATATTCAAAAAAGAGTTGCATACGAACCATTGCGTTAGGGTCGTCACTAAATGCCGCCCAGCCTAGCAATAAAAGTGGCATGCTTAATAAAATTAAAATAAATTCGTCTTTCCAATCTGATTGTCTAGCTTCTAAAGCTTTACCAGAATATTCTAATTGTCCAGTTGACATTTTCTCAGCATGTTTCATTTGAGCATCAGCCATTAACATTTTAGTTTGTTGTTTCTTTTTGTAAATGTGGCTTCCTGCCTGCATTGCTAATTTAATTCCTGTTAACCACATTATTTTAATTCCATCCAGCCTATAATAGTAGCTATAATTGCTCCTAACCCTATTATTACGCTTATTGCTCCTTTACCTTTTAGTACATCTTGTCTTAAAGATTTAACTTCAGTTTTTAATTCTTTTATTGCTATCATTAAATGTTCCATTCGTTCAGCACAAAGTTTCTCATGGCTTGAAAGTCTTACCCCAGTTGTTTGCTCTGCATACATCTGTACTTGGTTAAGTTTCTTTTTAGCCATTATTCAATTAAATCCCAAGTTGTTGTTGATTCATTCCATTCATATCTATCATTTATTGGATTATCTTCTTGGTCTGTTAAATTTTGTGTTTGTGTATTTGGATAAGTACTAGGTGCTTCCCATATACAAGTTGTTTCGTTTAATATCCATGATGCGTAAGGTTTTTTAAGTATGAAAGCATCTCTATCTTCATCATATATATAACCTATTGCTGCTGAATTTTTTCTTGTACCATCTGTAAAACTTTGTTTCCAAATTGCCCAACCTGTTAAATTTGTTAAAAAAGAAATACCTAAACTTTCATGTGATGTACCATTAGAATCTAATAATACATTGTCGTGAACAGATAATATTTCTATTATTTTATTGTTTAATCCTATTTTTGCAAAACTAGCCATTATATTGAATAACTCCCTGAACCTGTAAATGTTAAAATTGTTTTACCTGAAACTCCAGTAGCAACTGTTGGACTACCTGATACTGTTCCTGAATAACTTGCATCTGGCATACTTAAAATAACAGTACCATCTGCACCAGCACCACCTCCATATGCTTGACCTGCACCAAAACCACCACTTCCTTTAGTTGTAGGACTTAAGCCAGGTTGATAATTACCTGCATTTCCTCCAACTGCATAAGTTTCTGAAGAACCAGTAATTGAATTTACAGTACCTGCACCTCCACCACCACCAGCTCCTCCACCACCATTAGCACCTGGGGCACTAGAACCACCACCAGCGGCACCATATCCACTAGCAGATGTCACAGCTCCACCTGCATAACCTTGAACTGGATTTGTTACTGGAGAAGATGCACCACCTTGTTGTCCTGTACTTGCACTAGCACTACCACCTGCACCTCCGCCTGAACCTCCATTTAAACCAGTATCTCCGCCACCACTATTTTTTGCACCTGCTCCACCACCTCCACCTGCAGAAGTTATTGATGTTATTCCACCACCTGCTATTGAAGAATTAGTACCATTTGTACCTGGATTTTGACCAGTTGATGTTACTGGAGCACCAGTTCCAACAACTATGGTAATTGTACCTGCTGTAACAGTTTCAGTCGATGTTCTATATCCACCTGCACCGCCTCCACCAGAACCTGTACCAGAAACTGAACCACCACCTGAACCACCACCTGCTACAACTAAAAAATCTATTGCATATGGTTGTGCTGTTTCATTAGTAACATCATCATCAACAGTTGGTATCCAACCTTGTGTTGCACCTGAATAAACTATTCTAACTGATTGACCAGATGTACCATATTCTGGATTAGGAGATGAATAACCTTGAAAATTTAAACTGTTTTGATTTATTGTAATTGAGTTAGTTCCCCATGTTCTTGTATAATCTGAAAATTCTATAAAGTCACCAACACTAGCTGAACTAGGTAATGTAATAGTACAAGCATTAGATGTTGTATTAATCCAATAACCTTTTCCAGATACTGCTGTTAAAGTTGATGCTGTTACAATAGTTGATTGCCAATCTGTTCCTGCACTAAAAGGTAAAGCAGTAACATTAGCTAAAGAAGTATTATCAATTCTAGCTGAAGCTAAAGTACCTGTAGTAATTTTTGCTGTATCTAAATTTGGTATCTCATTAGCATCTAAAGAAATTCTAGCATTTGGTATTGTACCTGTAGTTAAAGCACTTGCATCATTACTTGCAGGTACATTATCTAAACTAGCTGATTTTACATCTCCGTTTGCGTCTAGTAAGTTTGCTAAGTCTCTTGCTTTTGTCATAATTTTATTTTCCTATCTCGCTGTTGCTGGGTTATCTCCGACTAAAGGTTCTTCGGCAAATGCCATGTAAATGTATGTTCCACCAGATTGATTATTTCCAGTATTAGTATCTCTCATTTTAAATCCATTACTTAAAAAATCCATAGAGTTATTTGTATCGGCACTTTCTACAACACTTTCATTTGCCCATAATTTATGATGTACTAAATTATCAATATCTCTTTTATTATCGTACATATGCCACCAATCTGTAGTACCTGAATTTTTAACCATTACAAACGCAGGTTTAAATCCTGTATAAACAAATGTTCCATCAGCATTTCCATTACCAACGTAGCTTCCAAATTTTGAGTAGCCTTGAACATCTGCGAAGCAATAGGCTACATAAGTTAAACCTGATGAATTTGTATCTCCTTCAGTACCTACACTAAATACACTTGAATTAAGAGTAGCCATTGAATTAAAAACACTAGCTGTACTAACTTGAGCAGAACCAGTATTCATATTTAAACTGGTAATAGGTGCTTGTGTAGTATGGTGCATTTTCCAGTTTCCTGTAGATGAAAGACATTTAACTAAAATTACTTTTGGTGTTACACCTAATCCATGACCTACTGTAGCATTTGCTCCTGTACCACTATACTTTGATATAGAAAATCTTGCTGTTGTATTAACAGATGTATAAAGAGTATTTATAGAACCTGCTGTATTAGATGAACCTTGACTACCACCTGCCAACCAATTCCAACTTACTAAAGTATCACTATTTCTATTTACATTGTCTAAATCACCTAATGAAAAACCATCAGAATCAAAAGAGGTTAAAGTATTAGGATTTGTAGTTTCTGAACTATCTGCATCAGAATGTAAATATTTAGTAGCACCTCTAACAATATCCAGTAAAAAATGATTAGAATCTGCTTTAACTCTATTTTTTATCCAAGTAAAATCTGGTTTAAAACCTACTCCTGTAACAGACCTTGTTGAACCTGTACCAGTATAAAGTTTAGTATTAAAATAATCTGATGATTTATTAATTGTTGTATATGCCATTATAAGTTTAATCCTTTTGTTGAGAGGCTAGTATATCCTGTTGGTACATCATATTCAAATATTCCTATTCCACTTGCGTTAGTTCCTGCACTAGATACTGCTGTTGTTCCGAAGTAACCATTACCGAAGTTTACATTAAAACTGCAACTAGCACTTGATGAGTTTCCAGTAAAACAAGGAAATACAAGTGTATCATTATAATAAGATGATAAATTAATTGTACCATTACTTGATAATAAAGTTCCATTTTTATAAATTTTAAGTGTTTTAGTTCCACTATCTAAATCTAAAGCTAGACCAACAATATCTGTATTATCAATTGATGGTGAATAACCAGAAGAATTACTAGTTGCATCTATAAAAGTTTCTCCACTACCAACTTTATATAAGATAGCACCATGTTGACTATTATTATAAAAACCATTTCCTGTTGGAACCATCTCTGCACATATTCCATAAAATGAATTTGCATTATTTCCAGAATTACATTTAGCTTCCCAATACCATTTACCAGAGGAAACTCCCCATTGACTTAAAGCAAATATCCATGCACCAGGAAAACTAACAGTAGTGTTTCCATTACTATATGTAAGAGCTGATGTTTTATATTGTAAGGCATCTAATGTAGCAAAAACAGTGCTTGGAGAATCTTCAGTATTAGTTAATGTACCACCACCAACTGTAAAGTTATTACTATTACCAGATTGGTCTGTAACTGAATTACCATCTTTTAAAATAAAGAAACCATTAGTTCCATAAGTAACTGATACATCTGTTTTAATTTTCCAAACACCATTAGCATCATATTCTCCAAATGCTGTTGGTGCATAAACTGTACCATCTGTAAAATGTATATGTGACATTGAGCCATCAAAAAAACCTGCACTATAACCACTTCCTATTTTATGTGGTGACCCACCATTAATTGTGGATTGGTCATTTTGTGGAATTTGTGAATTTGTACTTAATGTTTGTTCAACATTATTAACCATTATTTTAGTTCTTTCAGAAGAAGTACCACTTAATGTATTAGAGGTAATTACTAAATGATACCAACCATTTGTATCTCTAAATTTAGCATTTGTTTCTATTTCCCAACTTGTTGAACCACTTCTTACTTCAAATATTTTAATTGAATCATTACCCTCAAATCCTATTCTTGCATAATTATTTGAAGCACTTCCAGACCAAAAGATTTCTTTTGTGCCTAATTCACTTCTTTTAATCCAAGCTGAAAAAGTCCAAACTTTTCTATTGCCTTCACTACTAAATGTTTTTGTTAAATATGTACTAGCCATTAGTTAAATTGTCCCCCACCTGTTGCACCGAAGCTAGATGAGATTGTAAAAGTTCTGTCTGCTGTTTGACTTTCTGCATCTGTTGCTCTGATTGTAAATGTGTATGTTGTTGCTGTTGTTGATGCTCCACCGAAATCGGTAGTGCTTAAAACTCCTGTTGATGTGTTTAGTGTTACACCTGCACCACTTAATACTGATGTTGTTTCACTATAAGCGATTGTACTGTCTGAACTTGCTGATAAAGTTGCAAGTGTTCCTGAGAAATCTCCTGCAAATGAACCTAGAGAAGCACCAGTTGACCATGTAGGTGCATCTGAAACTGTTAGTAATAATCCAGTTAATACTGCATTACCATCTCCATTTTCTATTCTAATTTTGTATTGAGCATCTACTGTTAAAGTTATGACTACTGTTAAAGATGTAGAGTTATTAAAAGTTACTGATGTTGGGTTATACCAAATACCTGTAGATGGATTTAAAAATTCTACTTGTGGAATAGATGTAAAGTTAGCACCTGTAATTGTAATTGTAGCTTGTGCATTTGTAATTGTTGCAGGTGATATAGAACTTACTGTTGGTTTAGTTTCTCCTACTGTAACACTTCCACCTAGTGATACTGGTGAACCATTAATTGTAATAGCACCAGAACCAGTAAGTCTTGCGTTAGCTACTGTTCCACTTGTAATGTTTGTTCCACTTAAATTTGTTAAATCAATATTAGAATTTAAAACTGTAGAAGGTAATCTTGCTACATTAATTGTACCTGAATTAATTGCTGAACCATCTACTGCCGCAACATTAAATGTTCCGTATGCAACTATGTCTAAAACATCACCTACAGTTGCACCTGTAGCTAATACTACAGAAGTTCCTGATGTAATTGTAATGTCACTAGCTGATAATCTAACACCATTTAGGTAGACATCAGCAAACCCTGCATCATATGCAAGTGTGTTTCCTAAAGTGTCTAAACCAGTAAATGTTGTTTGACCTGCTGTTGCTGTATAATTATATCTTGCTGAAGTTCCGTTGACTGTAGAACCTGCCGCCGCCCAACCACTTGATTTGTAAACTTTTAATTCGTTAGCTGTTGTATCAAAATATAAATCACCAATAGTAAGTGAAGTTGTAGGTGCTGAACTTGAAATTCTGTATTGTTCTGCAAAGTTATTTACTGAAGCTAGGTTTGTTGCAACTGTATTAATATTTGTAATTGCTCCACCAACATTTGTAATGTTAGTATTTGCGCCTGCTACAGTGTTTATGTTAGTAGCATTAGCATTTACTGCTGATATTTCTGACGATATGCCTGCAACACTTGTTACATTAGCTGATATACCTGCTACTGTTGTAACATTTGCCGCTATGTTTTCTACTGCGGCTACATCTGCACTAATTCCTGCTACTGTAGTTACATCACTAGCAACGCCTGCTACTGTTGTTACATTAGCTTTAATATTTTCTACTGCTGATACATCTGTACTAATACCTGCAACTGCTGTTACATCTGAAGAAATTCCTGCTACTGTAGTTACATTGGCATTAACACCGGCTACTGTAGTTACATTAGCTGATATACCTGCTACTGTATTTACATTAGCTATATTAGTTCCAACTGCATCTACATTAGTTATACTTGTAGCAACTGTATCAATTTCTGAAGTTGCTTCATTTAAATCGTTTGCAACAGTTTCTACTTCTGATACTGCTTCTGCTAAATCGTTAGCTACTGCAATTACTTTTGTAATATCTGCGGCAACTGTATTAACTGAACCTATGTTTGTAGCTACTAAACCAATATCTGTAGCATCTGCGGCTACTGCATTGATGTTTGTAGCATTCCCTGCTACTGCTGTAACATTAGCACTTATGCCTGCTACAGTTGTAATGTTTGGAATATTTGTTGAAATGTATGCTTTATTTACTGCATCTGTGTTATCTACAGGTGTAGCTATATTTTTTAATCTTTTTGATTGTCCATCCCATTGAAAATCTGCTGGGTCTAATACAATTACATCTCCAGCTTTATCAATAGCTTCTTGAGACATATAGAAAGCTTGGTCTGAATCTGTGTCTAAATCGTTTTCAGTTAAGACTGCACCTGAAACATAGTCAACTAATTTGGCTGTTTGACTTGTTGTACGCCTTATTTCAATAGCCGCACCATTTGCCGGTGCTACATCAAAAGTAAGAGTAGTGCCTGCTGAATCTAGTACATAAGCAGTAACAGCACTACCAGCTACTAATGTAGATAGGTCATCTGTGCTTCTGTAACTAAAATTGATAGCGTAAGCTCTGTTTGAACCGTTTCCGGTATATCTTACAAATGAATTTGCCATAATTTTTAATCTCTTCTAAAAGGGGTACTTTGTGTTAATTGTTTGTTAAAAGGTTTAATGTTCCTTTTTTCTTTTGATTTTGGTTTTTATAATCTTGTATTAAATCTTTAATTTCTGTTTCTTGAATAGCTATTAATTGAGGAAATTCTTGTTGCATTACATTATATGCGACATTTTCAACACCATGTATAATACTCATAATAAACATTTGTTGAAGGTCTTTTCCTTGTCTTACTCCTGAAGGCTGAGTATATAAATTACTATCATCATCTGCAATTAAATTTTCTATGTAATCTTTTAAACTAACACCTTTACCACTAATAGAGACACTTCCTGAAGAAGTAAGTCTTAATTCACTTTTAATTTCTAACCACCTGTCATAAGCTGTTTGTCCTGATGAATTTCTAAGAGTTTTTAAATCAACATCTTGGTTATTTATATTTTTAGCAACAGCAGAAGGTTGTCTATAACTAATGTTTTCTCTTTCATCACTGTTAAAAAATCTAGCGGTTGCATTATTTTTAAACGCAGTCATGCCAAATGGACTAGAAATAACTCCAGAGTCTCCCCCTAATCCAAACAACCATGCTCTTTTAGTTTTTATCTTTTCACCCCAAATGTTTCGTTTAGTCATTACTTTTTCATTAGGATTGTCTTGAAAATATCTTTGCATTCTATCACTAAATGTCCATAAATCTTTTTCAAATTCATCTGTAATTCTATCTGCATACCTAATACCACCTGATAACGGTAGAAATTTATACAAACCTTTGGCAAAAGAAGCTTCTATTCTTTGTTCAGGTTTTCTTGCAGAAGCAAGTCCACCACCAAAAAAAGATTGGTAAGTGTCCATAATGTTTTTTGTATAAAATTTAGAAGTTAAATTTCTTGATAAACCCATCACTGTTCCCATTACTAATTCATGGATGCCTGACTCTACTTTAGGGTCTATAACACCATTAGTTTTATCTAGTGTTTCAAATATATCAGCCATAATAAATATTGGAGTCATAATAGGGTCTAACCTGTTAAATTGAATATATCTACCATCTGCTGTTTTATAGGCATAAGGTTTCCATCCTACTAAATCTGCTTTAGACTCATTTTCACGCCAATCAGAATGACCACCACCTGTAAATCTACCTGCTGACACAAGTGCAAACGCTGATGACCAAAGCATCCAACCTGCTTGTATTCTAGCATTAGCTTCTGCCGCCGCTTCTGGATTTAAATAATTTTTCTTTGTGCTTGATAATCCAGATTTAAGAGAAGTTAAACCAGCAAAACCTTTTCTAGCAACATGTTTTACTGAGCCATCTGCTACATCTTCTGCTTCTGCTAACATGTGTCTCATTTGAAATTGGTATCTACCTAATAATGGTAAATGTTGAAAATTCCATCTTAATAAATTTGAAGGTGTATTAATAAAGTGAAGACCTAATACTCTAAAACTTCTTAATTTACCTTTTGATGTTTCATCTAAAATGTAACCAGTAATTCCACCTTCTTCTTCACCTGTAGTAGGATTTGTAGAATAAGCTGTATTAGTAAATGATACATCTCTAGCATACTGTAAAGGTGCATTTAAATTTTCACCAACAGTAGTTCCTATTGCTTTTGCAACACCATTTTCATCTATAAATTTCTTTTCTAATTCTTTAAATTTTAATTTATAATCTTCTGTAAAAACTTTTCCTTTAACAAATATACCATATTCAGGATTTGTTCTCATTATTTCAGTATTAATAATAGAAGTCATTCTAGCTTTAAAAGCCATAGTTTTCATAAATTCATCACCTGCGGCAAGAACTCTTAAAGGAATTGTTTGAGCAAATCCAGCAACTTCAAACGGAGCTTGTACTACTTTACCTGCTATACTACCAATTGCATCATTAGAAATTCTAGCACCAATTTCAGCAATAGGCTCAGAAATAGTTTTACCCATTGCACTTATAAATCTTTGTAATTGTCCTTGTCTAATGTTACCATCAAATTTCATTTGACCACTATCTAAAGTAGCTCTTCCTTTAATAAGTGTTTGACCAGCTTTTTTAAAAGCGTGACCTAAATATATATATTGATAAATATAAGTTTGTATTGCTTCTCTGGCAATTGTCATTGCTTTATTTCTATCAGTAGTAACCATGTTTAAACTTCTTAAAAGCATAACAAAAGGTTTCCATTGTGTTTGTAATAAACCTGAAATAAGATTTAACTCATGTGTATCAGGAGAAGATAGTAAATTGTTATTTACATACTCAGCCGCTAAATCCCATTTACTAACTGTTTTAGAATTTTGTAAAGCTAAGATAACTTGTTCATCATCATCAAGTTTTCCAAGAGCTTCTATAAAAGCTTCTTTATCGCCAGCTTTTTTAGCTTTCATTTTAGGGTCTTCAGGATTTGCTATTAATTGTGCCGCTCTAGTTTTGTCTTTTATAATTCTACCCGCAGTAACACTTCTTGCTCCCGCAGTTCCTAAGTCAGAATTAATCTGTACTAACTCATCTAAACCAGCTTCTATATCATTCCACTCTTGTAATAATTGTTTTCTTCTAGTTGCTGTTAAATCTATTCTTCCTAATTCATTAGATTTTGAAACTAATTCAGCCGCATCTTTAGCAAGTAAATCTCCAGCAATAACTCTATAAGCAAATTGTTCTTTCATCTTAGGGTCTTTTGCCATTTTTCTAAGTTGAACTCTTACAACAGCAGGGTCATTGCCCATTTCTATTTGACGCTTTGCCGCTATTTCTACCATGTCATCTAGTGAAATTGTTTCTCCACTGTCTACTTTATTTTTTAATTCTTTTGCTCTTTGTTTAATTAAAAAACGATAAGCTCCGGGTGTGTATCTTGTAATGTTAATAGGGATGTTTGAAGGTTTATCTTCTCCTGAAATACGCTCAGGTTTAAAATCACGAAATCGCATATTAAATGTATCACCGTTAAGGTCAGCATTGTCCATTTCTTTTGCAATTTGTGCTTTAGTTTTTTTAGGTTGGTTTTTGTATAATTCAGGTTTTGCTTTTTTTTCACTTAAATCTTTAAAAAGCATTCTACCAGTTATATTACTTTGTCCAAATTCATGTATGTCGGCTAAGTTTTTTACAGCAGTATTTTTCAAATTTCTATTTGTAATTTTAAAAGCACCCGCAGTAAATGCACCACCAAAAACAGTACCAAAACCAAAGCCAGCCGCAGTGCTTAAAGCTGTTTGTCTTAAATCTAATTCAGTTTGAACATCAGCTTTAATTGCTGTATTTTGTAAAATCATATCTTGGACACCATTGGTAATAGCACCAAAGTAACCTTCATAGATAGCACCTTTTTTAATTGCTTTACCCATAGCCGCTTTAGTAGCTTGTTGTGCCATTTCTTCAATAGCCGCTTTATTAATTTCGCCTGCCATTTTAGATTTTAATAATTCTTTAAGACCTAGTTTAAAACTTTGTTTAGCCGCTTGTCCACCAACACCTACACCAATTAAATTAATAGGGTCAAGTAACATTGCACCACCATTGTCAATTAACCATCCACCAAAATTTCTATTTGGGTCATTCCAAAAAGAAGGTAAAGATGAATAAGTTTGTTGAATATATGCAAATTCTTTTACTCTTTCAGCATTAGAACCCATCATGTTTGTTAAATCCATACCCATAGAAATAGTATTGTTGTTTCTCCAAGACCTATCTTCGTAAAAATAATCTAATAAATCTGCACTGTTAAGTGTAGACACTTGACCACCATCTCTGTAGCTGTAATAACTTTTTAATGTATTGGAAAATCTTTCAGTTTGAATTTCTTCTAGTGCCGCTTCTGCTGATTGTGCTTTTTGTAATTCACTGGAATTAGTATAGAGGTTACTATCTAAAAATTCTGCCATTTATTATCCTTGCTGTTTAACTATGTTTTTTAAAATATTACTAATGTCAATTGGGTCTATTGTTTGACCACCTGTTGTAAATTGTTTTGCTATATTTCTAATTAAATTATTGAAATCTTTAGGTTCTAACGCTTTCATAACATCTGAATTAAAAGACACACCGGCATCTGCTAAAGCTGTTTCTAAATATGTTTGCATAAATGGAATAATTTTATCTGCTTTAAAGTTTGCTTTATCTTTAGCATCAAAACTAAACAATGAAGTATCATCACCAAACATACTCAAATCTGCTACAGGTACATTTAACATTCCTGTATCTAATTCAAATCTATCATTTAAAGCAGTAAGAACATCAGCAACACCAGCTTCTTTATAAGCTAAATCTTTTGCTTCTTGTTTTGCTTGTATCTCTTTTTGTTCTGCTTCATAAACAGTTACATCTTCCATGCTAGGTTGTAAATCATCAGGAATAAATCTTGTTTTCATTATATTACCTAATTGCATCATCCATTTAGCTTTCTCATCAAGTGAAGGTGCTTTACCATTTTCTGCTAAATAGTCATCTTCATATTTAATAATTTGTGCTTTCATGTATGCATTAGCATTACGAATTGCTTCTCCAGAGTTAGGTTTTTCCATTCCCGGAATACCAACTTTAAAATTACCTTGAATTGTTCTAATAATATCTGTCATTCCACTAGAGTAAGTATCATCACTTTTATAAATAGGTTTAATACCTTTTTCAAAATTCTGTTCTTGTGTACTAAAATATCTTAAAGCTTGTGCATAATCACTTGAAGACACATTTTTAGAAATTAAATCTCTCATAAGGTCTTGTGTGCTTGTATATTTATTTTCAAATATATCACTTGTAATTTGAGTAAATACCTGTGGGTCTGTATTGACAAACCTATTATTATCTACCATAGTATCAAAAGCCGCTAGTGCAGTAGGGTCACCATAAGTAGCTAGTTTTTTTCTTAATTCTAATTGTTCACTGTAATTTTTACGCATCATTATAGGTGTAGCACCTTTTGCTTCAGCAGTTTTACTATTTCTTTCTGCATTTGAATCTATAAAGATTTGTCTAATTTCATTTTTTCTATTTTCATCTTTATCATATCTACTTTGATTTTCAAGTGCCACTCTTTTAGCTCTTAGTAATTTTAATTTTTCACTAACATCTTCTCTTTTTGTATTTAATAATGAACCTAATTTTTGACCATCTGAACCATAACCTCTATCTACAGTTAGAATATTAATAGCTCTATCTATTTCATCTGTACCTGTAGCTGTGTTTAATAAATATTCTGCTGATGCAAGTGCAATGTCATTTTTTTCTTTATTGTTATACATTTTACCTGAGACTGTGCTACCTAATTCTGGGGGTAATTTATAATCTAAACCTTTATTAACTGTTTCCCAAAATGAACCTGCTGTACCATTTAAAGCTATTTTAACTCCTTCATCAATCTTTTTATTATAAGCAAATGTACTTCTAACTTTAGCATCTGCTATAGATTCATTAGCTTTATATTCGTTAAAAACAGAAGCAAAACCTAAAGCATATGAGCCATCTTTTTCTTTAAAATTAGGTAAATAATCTTTATAAAATGCTGGTAAATTATTTGTTTGATGGTCATACTTTTCTTCTTTGTTTAAATTAATTTGTTCAATTGCTTCTACTGCTTGAAATTTACCTGTGTGGTATGATACAGTTTTGTCAACAAAAGTACCACTTAAACTAGGATGTAATCCTTTTAAAATTTCTTGTTCAATTTGGTCTGCTGATTTAGTTAAAAGTAATTTATTAAGCTCGGCTTTAGCATCATTCTTTTTATTTGCAACATAAGTATTACCAGCTTGTTCTAATGCAGGGTTAACATCTCTTCTTAAAATGTTAATTAAATCTGTAGCGTCACTTTTATTTGCTGAGTTTACATTACCCGCAAAACTTGCGCCCATGTATTTGTTTGATACTCTTGATTTATAAGCCATGTTTATATCCTATGTTATGGAGCCACCACTTCACCTGTGTCTGGTGCTGTAGCTTTTTTATTGTTTTGATAACTGGTCATACCAATAGTTCCAACTTCAAGTAATAAACCAGTTTTACTTGGCATAACTACTGGTGCAATACTATTGTATCTTCGTTCTTGTGCAGAATAAGCTTCAGTTTCTTGATTAGCTAAATTAAATACATCTGTATCAAAATCTCTAATAACTCCTAAAAATTGCATGTCTTGTGTTCCTGCTATGTCTTGAATAATTTTGGTAGCATTACCAGCATTTGTGTTTAATGCTTTGGCTTCTTCTTTATTAGCTTCTTGACTAAGTTCAAATTCTGCCGCTACTTTTTCTCTAGTTGCTGAAACAGCTTCAGCATCTATTTTTGCTATATCATTTAAATATGCTCTATCAGAATTTCTTCTTGTTTTTTCATTAGCAATTTGTTTTCCTTTAGCAACAGCTTTAGCGCTTCTGTATTCTTGCATTGCTGTCATAACTTTTAATCCGGCAACTGTGGCTGATACTGGGTCACACATTATTTGTTTATCTCCTTCATCATTAATAAAAATGGAATCTTACCATATCCGTAATCTTTAATTTCGGTAGATGGTTCAAAACCAAGATACTGAAGCCATTTAAGTGACTTCCAATTTCTTTTATCTACAAAATTATATAAATATTTGTAGCCTTTACCCATTTCTTCTATCCATTGTGGACATTCTTTTATAAATTGTTTTGTATGTTTAAATAATTTTTCACTAGATAACATCCATGCCACACCATATTCAGGGTCAGCACAAGATGCAACACCAAACATACCTATAACACCTTCAGATTCAGTTCCAATTACACTGTATATTTTTGCTCTATCTTGTGTAAAAGGTACTACTAAAGCTTTTAAAGGTGATATATTACCAGAAGCTTGTATTTCTTCTCGGTCACCTTTTCTTATTTTTGGTGCTAATTCTAAGGCATCTTTTAGAATAGCGGGTCTTACATAATTTTCTTTAATCATAATTAAATCCTTGTTGAACGACTGTGGTAGTAACCTTCTACTTCTGCACTAGCTATATACATAGGCAAATGAGAGCTACTTTTAATATCCAATGTAAAATCTGTGTTCTTACATGAAACGGGTACTTTAATCGTACCACCACTTATTGCTGGTACACCTACTAAACTTGTAGCTGTGCCAATAACATATCCATTCATAAACGAATAATTTGTATCTCTATTTTGAGGTGTTACTTCTACTTGAAAGTAACCTGAGTGCTCATAATTAAAAGATATATTTCTAATTTGATATCTACCTGAAGTAACTGCAATTAATCCTCTACCAGTATTTTCTCTAATATACTGAGGTGACATTCTGTATTTAGATTCATAAGTCCTTCCTAACCAAATATCAGTATGATTACCTAATAATGTATAAGAAGACCCAGTTGTAGGTGTTAATGTAAAATTGTTTCCGTTAGTAGCATCAACAGCTATTAAACCTGTTTTTACACCGTAAGGTGAAGTAACAGTTGTTAAACCTGTGCCACTTGCATAAGTACCTGTAACTTTAGTTTTTAAATCTAAATAAATTCCAAAACCTGTTGTAGTATCTTTTAAATTTCTTAAATCAATTTTTAATAATTTTGTTGTTTGTCCTTCAGATACCATCAAATAAACAAAACTTTCAAATGTCATTCCACCAATAATTTTACCATTAGTTAAAGTCCATTTTGACCATGCTGTTTGTACTTTTTCTCCACTATCAAAGAAATATTTATAGATAAACATAGTGCCACCATGAGTAGATGTTAAATCAGTACCAGTAGTATAAGGTGCAATTTGTGTGTCAACAGTGTCAGAACATAATGTAATTAGTGTATCTTCTGTTGTGTTTGCAATCATTTGATATGCATTACTAGGTATTAAATCTTGTACTGATACAGTAATGTCTAATCCATCATTTGTTAATGTGTCATCATCAGCATAGTATTCTCTTATTGCTGAGTTGTTATTTCTTGCTTGTGCAAAATATGCATATTTACCTGCTGAAATTGGTTTAACATTTTTGTTATGTTCAAAAGCTGATACTTCATTTAATACAGCAGTTAATGGTGAAATAGTTTCTCCAACACTTCCTAATTTGTATTGCGCTCTTTCAGAAAATAAAAGTAAAGACTCATTAAAAGCTACACTATCAAATAAAGTATTAACTTCAGAACCAGAAGCCGCTATATCAATAGGGTCTGTATCTAAAACTTGAGTTACTGTTTTTGCAAAAAAGTTAAAGAAGCTAGCATTTTCAGTAAAAATTAAATTATCTCTTGCTAACACACCTAATCTATTTTTATAAAATAATAAATTGTTTATATTAGTGTTAATAAAACTAGGACTAGAGTTTGTTTCACCATCTCCAGCAACTCTATCTGTCCAATCAATTTCTTGAAAAGTAAATGTACCATCATTATTATTAATTAAAGCATGAGGCATTGTAGCATTGTTTAAACCTAAACTAACTGCTGGTGCTATACATTCTTTCCACACACCATCAGATTCAAATTTTACCCAATAGTCTGATAAAGTATCACCTTCATCTCCTGTCACTTTAATTTTACTATCTGTACTTGCATAATAAGGTAGTTTTGTAAAATCAACAATTTCATCTCTTACTGCAAACATTCCTGTATTTCCTGTACCATCACTTGTTGTAACAGTAAAGTTAGCATTGCCATTTGTAGACACACCTCTAATAACACCTGAAAAAAGAGTCATAGTAAAATGACTTGTAACACCAGAATTTGTTCCTAAACCTGTAGTTGCTCCTAAAGAAGCACCTGTGTCAGTTCTTGTAATATCAAAAGATGCATCAGAACTAGAATTAAAATGTGAACTAGAAGTTCCTTTAAATAATATATCAGCAATGTGTGCTGTGTCTCTAAATTTACCATCTGTTGCGGCATCATTTCCAGTAGGTAATTGTAATGAAGCTTTAATATCATAAGACATATTAGGGTGTCTTACTGTTACAGAATATTCTTTACCAAAATTAGTAAGTAAAATATTAATGTAAAATTCTTGTACTTTAGCTGTGCTTAAATTTGTATCAGCTAAAACTGTTTTAGATGTATTAGCTATAAAAGTATAATCAGCAATGTTAACCATTCTAAAATCATTTTTAGGATTTGTAGAAGCTAGGTAACCTGCACCACTTGCAATAGTAACTGCTTTTGAATTACCTTCTACATCCCAAACTTTAATACCACCATTATAAATAGCTATCATATATTGATTTGATTTATCTCTTTGAATAGACCAAAATTTAGTAGTGTTTGGATAAACATTTGTAGAATCTAAAGTAGCTACATAATCAAAAGGGGGTCTTTTAGCCAAACCATCTACAATACCGTTTTGTAAATTGATTTGTTCCTCACCCTGATTAATACCTCTTTGTGTTGGAGACTGTTGTGAGATACCATTCAGAAAATTAGGAATACTCTGTGATACTACTCCACCCATTAGTAAGTCCTTCTTTTAGTTCTGTTAATTATTGAATAAGTATTTGCGTCACCTTCTAACATATTAATGTCAGACGCTTGACTATCTGCTTGATGAAATGCCATTAATGCTTCTTGTTCATCTGCTGATATTAAACTAATAATTTCTTTATCACCAACAAATCTTGAAGCAAATCTTCTTGAAGCTTTAGCTACAATATATTGTCTAGCGTATTCTGGTAAGTCTGAAAATTGTTGTACTAAAACAAGGTCAACTAAAGATGGTGCAGAAGTAAATATATCTGTGTGTGTTTCCATGTCATATAGGTAACCGTTTCTCATTGTGTAATTTAAAAATCTAACACTAGCGCTAGCGTCAGCTTTAACGCAGTTTGCTGGAAGGGGAACTCTCCCGTTGGAATCAAGGGATAAGGTTTTGTAATTGTAATGTGTATTGAAATGCCATCCTAAAGTTTGGATTGACATGTTTGTTTCATCTAAAAGATTTTTAGCTGTAGATACATCAACTGATGTTGTACCTGTAATTGCATTTACAGGAGCTTCTCCAATGTGTGACAACATAATGTTGATAGCTTGAAGCTCTGTAGTAGGTGTGATTTGTGTAGCCATATTCTCCTAAATTAAAAATGAATTAATAGAAATGGCGGGTTAAGTCTCCTGCCCCCGCCAAATCTGTATTAAAGTTTAGCTATTAAGCTTCTTTAATTCCGATAGCCGCTTCTGGTCTAAGTACACCATGACCCATAGCGTATTTAGCAACCATTAATGTTCCTTGTCTTCTGATATCATATTCTGATTCAACAGCCAAGTCCATTAATTTTACAGTTCCAGCCGCAGACGGGTGTGACACTAAACAAACATAATTTGTTAAGTTAACTGCTTGAGGGTCAGCAATAGTTGCTGATTTTCCTGAAGGTGCAGTTTGGTCATTAGCCGCCGCAATGTTACCATCAATAAAGTGAGGAGTTGGAATCAATTCAATTCCAGCTACTTTAACTACTTTACCTTCTGCAATTGAACCTTGACCACTAAAGTCAACATTAACTACATTAGTACCATTTGCTAGTTTGTAATACTCTTCTAATCTAATGAACGCTTTTCTTCCTTCTTTAGGAATGAAGTTAGCATCCATCTGTTTAGCCGCATCAAACAGCGCATCAATTACAGCGTTAGCCGCAGTTGCCGCAGTTGCAGAAGCTATACCAGTATTAGTAATAGTAGTACCTGCCGCATATCCAGTGTCACCAACATTTGCTGATGCTAGAGATGCTTGTCCAATAGTTTGTAAGATATGCTTATCTTTTTGGAAAGCCAGCGCTCTGCCGATTTCCATAGAATATGCACTTCTAACATCCCAATGGTTTTTTGCTTCTTCAATGTTCGATAAGAACACAGAAGATAATAGAAGGTCATTAATTGTAATAACCTTTTCGTTGTGGTTTACGTCTGAGCCAGTAATTTCTGCACCTGCTACATGATAAGCCGCACCGACTCTACCCATTACGGGGAAAGTTGCTGATTTGCCAGAAGAAATACTTCTAACCATTTCAGCTCCGTTTGTTACTGATGCTCTGTCAAATGAAGTAAGAACTTCACCTGCAAAAACTTTCAGAAACAATGCGTCTTCAGTACCGGATGCATTTACTAAACCTTGACTTACGGGTGTTGCATTTGCCATATTATTATTTTCCTTTGTTACTGTTATTGTTTATAGAAAGCCCTCACATATCAGTCAGTTTCATTTCCAGATTGTCACCCGCAGGTGGTAAGGTTACTCTACTTATTTATATATGTTGGCAGTTGCCCCCTAAAAAGGAGCACAACTATAGACTTGCTAGTTTTTTAGCAAGCTTGATGCCGAGCAGGAATTTACCCCGCTCACGACATTTCTTAATTAGACATTTAAGTCTAAATATTTTTTCTGTTTTAGGTAACACTAAAGACTGCTGTTTCCTAATTTAGCTTTAACTTCATTTTGGTATGCAATATCTTTAGCATATCTAGGGTCAGACATAGCTTCAGTAACTTGTGCCCAAGATGCATAACCTGCTTCTTGTGTTGCTTGTGCTTTGCCAGCCACAAGTGTAGGCTCTTTACCATTAGCTCTTTCATATTGACCTTTAAGTGCACTTACTGCTAACTTAACTGTGTCCATGTCTCCACTATTCACAGCTTTGTTATAAGCTTGTTTCTCACCATCACTCATATTGTTAGATGCCCAATCACTCATTGCTTTGTAAACTTCAGCACCACCAACAGTAGCTTTAATTTCATTAGCTGAGTTTGTAGCAAGTGCTTCTTGTCCAGCAATATAATTGTTTACATATTCTTTTGTTATGCCAGCTTTTTCTAAAGCTTCATAAGACTTAGCATCTAGTTCACCTTTTTCAGAATACTCTGCTTGTAAAGAAGTCATATCTAAACCAGCATTTTCAACAGCTTTTTCAGCTATATCTAAATTGTTTGGGTCAGCTTTTGTTTCTTCTTTTAATGTAGGCTCTCCTGCTTTAGGCTGAGATTGTTCACCAAGTTTCTTTTCTAATTCCTGATATGATTTTGCTAACTCATCAACTGAGTTAAACTTTTCTGGTAATCCTTCAGGTTTACTTTGTGCGGACTGTGTCTCATTTACTGCTGGTTTATCTGAACCAGTATCTTCTGTACTTATTTCTACGGTATCAACCATATGTTTATCCTTATTGTTGTTGTTTCATCATGCCATTTACAGCAGGAGCAATAGCTTTTTCAGCCATGCCCATCATTTGTTGGTTTTGCATTTCATCTGCTTGTGCTTCTTGTTCTTGAGCTAATTGTTCTTCACTCTTAAGAAGTCCTTCAGTTTCAATACCTAAACCTGTGGCAATTCTTTTAACTAAATCTTGCGAGTTAATGCTTGATGCAATTGCAGGATTTATCTGTGCTAAGTTTCCTATCTCAGCTACAAATTCTCTTAATTTTTGTAAATCATTACCTCTACCTAAAGCTTCTACACCTGTAATAATAGTAGGTGTAACAGTACCTTTTGGTAATGTAGGAATTTCATTAGCTGTTGCCATTCTTTTCATTAAGATGGTCACTAAAGGTAATTGAAATTCTTGAGACAATAAAGAATAAATACCACCCATAGCAGTTTCTAATTGCTGAGCCATGTATCTAATTTCTTGTGCTGTTACTCTTTCAGCATCTCTTTGAATAGCTGTATTTAATAAGAAAGCGTAAGACATTCTTTCTTCTAATTTAGTAATACTTCTTTCAACTACTTGTAAATCATATTGTTTTTGTGATTGAAGTACAGCAACATCATCAGCACTACCTGTTATAATATCACCATTTCTAGTTTGAGCTAAATCTTTTTTTCTAGTAACTGAGTTAGGTCTAACCATAAATACTACTTTAGATGAAGCCGCCGCAGATTCTACAAGCGCTTGAGATAAACCTTCTAATGATTTTAAATCACCTAAAAATTCTTCTACATAACTTCTTCCATAATCTTCATTGTCTACTCTAACCATTCTTAATGCTTGGTAAGGTAAAGCATCTACTGGATATTCACCAATAGAAGATTCTATTTTAAAACCTTTTACTTCTTGGCAAGTATAAAATTTCTTGTCATCTAATTTATAAATGTGAGTATATAAATCACACTGTTCATCAGGTTTATATTCTTCTTGTTGTTGTAATTTTTCTAAAGTTGCTGTATCTAAATAAGTAGGATGAATAGTTTCTTTAATTATTAATTCTAAAATATTTCCTGACGCATCTCTTTTACATACAAAATTTGATAAAGGGAATACTCTCATACTTCCTTTTTTAGGAAGATAAGTTAATACATTACCCGCAATAATTAAATGTTTTAATGCTTCAAATACTGAAACTCTTAAAGCTAGTTGTTCAATTTTACTTGAAACTTCTCTTTCTATAGTTGCTAAAGATTTTTCTACTTCAGACTTCATTTCTTTTTGTTGGTCTAAATCTTTTTTAGCGTCACCTGAAATTGATAATCTAAAGAAAGGAGCGTTAGGTGGTAATAATAAAAGTAATAATTTAGAAGATAAATTGTTTACTCCTCTTGCACCTACGGATTGAAAGGGATTGTATAAGTCTGTTGATGAATGAAAACCATCAGGGGGAAGGAGAGAAGGAATAGTTAGCTCACTACATTCTTGTGCTCTATCTAAAAAGTGTTCTCTGTGTTGTTTTAATGCTTCGTAACGCTGTCTAGCGCTTTGTTGTAACATGCTTACGCTGTTGTATTGCATGTTATGTAATATTTAAACCAGATACAGTTGGTATATTTAAACCAGATGAAGTTTGTAACGCTGTAGTTCCAACTTTTTTTGCTTTTTTAGAAATACTTTCTTGAGTATCAACTGCTGTTTCTACTTTAGCAACTTTTTCTTCTGCAATTGGTGATTCAATAGGTAAAACTGGCGCTGGCGCTTGTGTTACTTGTGGTACTTTAGGTGCTGACATACACATATTATTTCTGAGTCCTCTCTTTTAGCATGTTAATAAATTTTACTACATCTCTTTGACCTGCTTGAAAGTATATTTCATTGGGTTTATCTGATATAATAGGTGACTTTTCTGGATAAACTTTATTTAAAAGTTCAATCAAATCGTCTACTTTTGTAGGTAATTCTACATCATTTAAGTCTGGCATATTTTATTCTTCTAAAAAGGGTACTTTAATCCCATAGGTTTCCGGTGATGCTACCTTTGTTGTATTCTGTAGCTCTATTCTCAAAGAAGTTAGCATGTTCTACACCATTTAACACCCAATCTAACCAACCTAAAGGGTTTTGTTTTACACCATAGTTAGGTTTTAAAGACAATTGTAATAGTCTTCTATCAGCTATGTATCTTATGTATTGTTTAACTTCATCAGACTTTAAACCTCTGATGCCACCTTGAGCAAAAGCTAAATCAATAAACTTATCTTCTAAATCTACCATATCTCTACATGTTTGATAGATACTTGCCTTAAATTTTTCTGTCCAAATATTCGGGTTTTCTTTTATAAGTGCATGGAATAATTTAATCATACTTTCTACATGGTGTGTCTCATCTCTGATACTCCAAGTAACTATCTGACACATTCCTTTCATTCTACCAAATCTTGAGAAGTTAAGAAGCATTGCAAAGGAAGCAAACAACTGTAAGCCTTCACCAAATGCAGAAAAACAAGCTATTTCTCTAGCTAATCCTTCTATTCCTTTACCTTTAGACTCAAATAAATAGGTATGTTTGTCAGACATTTCTTTATATTCTTGAAATGCTTTGTACTCACTGTCAGGTAAACCAATAGTATCATTTAATAATGAGTAACTATGTGCATGATTAGCCTCTGAAGTAGCTATTGCCGACAACATCATTCTAATTTCTGGTGGTTTAAATTTAGGAATATACTTATCAAGATATGCTTGCGCAATATCTACATCCCCTTGTGTAAAGAATTTAAGTATTTGTCCTATAAGATTCTTTTCTTCTGCTGTTAATCTTTCATTCCAATCTCTTACATCTTCATGTAAAGGAACTTCGCTTGGTAACCAATGCATTTTCTGGTGTGAATCATAAGCTTCAAATGCCCATGTGTATTCAAATGGTTTGTAGTGTGTTCGTTTTTCAAATAAACTCATATCTTTTTTTCCAATTCTTTTATGTAATCTGCTTCTTCTTTTGGAAGTTCTTCAACTATTTCTTTTTTACCAAATATTCTTTCCCAGTTATCTTTATATTTCTGAGTAGGTATATGTTTTCCATCTCTAATTTTATAATTGTCCGTTGATGATTTGCCCATATAATTCTATCCCTTCTATAATAATAATGATTAATAATTCAACAGCTAAGATAGTATGATATACTGTCCACATAACTGTGTGTTTTGGTTTTGGTTTTCTTTTTTTGTAAGTAACTTTAAAATCGTCTGGGTGTGTCATTTCTTTTTTTCTTTCTTGGTTTAGGTTTTGGATATAAATTAGCTATCCAAATTAATATATCATCACACTTGCTAAAAAAGTTATATAAAAATCTATCTAACATTATCCCTCACAAGCTAAACAATCTGCTTCAGGTATAATAGTTCGTTCTATTTTTTTAGATACTAACTCTGCACGCTTAATAGCTTCTGAACGACAATAGTATAAAGTTTTTAATTTTCTTTTCCAAGCTAACATGTGTATGTCATGTAGTTCTTTAATGTTAACATCAGCAGGAACAAACACATTAACTGATTGTCCTTGACAAATATATTGTTGTCTATCGGAAGCATGTTCTATTATCCATTGTTGATTAATTTCAATAGCAGTTTTAAATACATCCTTCTCATTGTCAGACAATTCTTTTAAATGTAACACAGACCCTCTGTTAGATAAAATAGATGTCCATATCTTTTCATTGTTAATTCCTTTTTTCTCCAGAATTTTTTCTAGGAATTTATTCTTAACTAGAAATGAACCAGACATAGTTTTTTGCACATAAGCATTAGCTCTAAATGGCTCTATAGATGGAGAAGTTGTACCACATATAATAGAAGAAGAAGCATTAGGAGCAACAGCTAGTAAATGAGCATGTCTCATTCCAGTGCCTTCCATGTCAGGAGCTTCTCCTCTTTTAACTGCAAGTCTTTTACTCTCTGCTACAGCTTGTTCTTTCATTTCTCTAAACATTTTTAAGTTCATTGACTTAGCTAAAGCTGATTCAAATGGTATACCTTTAGATTGTAAATAAGAATGAAAACCCATAGCACCTAGTCCAATACTTCTTTCTTGTGATGCACTAAACCTTGCTCTAAATAATTCTTCGGGAGCTTTATCAATAAAGAATTGTAATACATTATCTAAAAACCTAACTAAGTCAGGTATAAATCTTGAGTCATTTTTCCACTCATCATACTTTTCTAAATTAACAGAAGACAAACAACATACAGCAGTTCTATCTTCAGCAGTTGCCAGTGTAATCTCAGTACATAAATTTGAATGATGTACTTTCAATCCTAATTTCTTTTGTGTTTCAGGCAATGCTTCATTAACAGTATCAATGAATGAAACATAAGGCTCACCAGTGGCTACTCTAGTCTCTAAAATTTTAAGCCACAAATCTTTTGCTGATACAGTCCGCACTATTTTTTTAGTATGTGGGTCTATTAAATTCCAGCTATCATCATGTGTCGGTTCTTTAATACAATTATCTATTAACTCCATAAATTCATTAGATAAATTGACACCATGATGTAGGTTTAAACATTTTCTATGCACATCACCACCACTAGGCTTTCTCATTTCTAAAAATTCTATAATTTCTGGGTGACTAATATTCATGTATGCCGCATAACTACCTCTTCTAGTTTTACCTTGAGAGAACGCAAGTATTTCTGAGTCTACTACATGAAGAAAAGGAATTGAACCTGATGATTGAGAACCACCAGAAGTTTTAACTCCATCACTTCGTATGTCACCCCAGTAGCCACCAATTCCACCACCAACGGATGCTAACCAAGCATTCTCTGTGTAGTGTCCAGTTAATCCTTCTCTACTATCACCTACATAATTTAAAAAACATGATATAGGCATGCCTCTAGTAGCACCACCGTTAGACAAAATAGGTGTTGAGTACATAAACCATAGCTTAGATGCATAAGAATAGATACGCTCTGCCATTTCATCACTATCAGAAAAAGCTTTAGCGGCTCTCATAAATCCATCTTGAGGAGATGTTTCTGTGGGTAGTAAGTATCTATCTTTTAATGTTGTCTTACCAAATTCAGTAAGCAACTCATCTCTGCTATAGTCTATGCTCATAATTATTTAATCTTTCGTTTCTGTAACTGTTGTAACACCTTCTTTATCTATGATAAAATCAATGTATTGTTTTGCTTTTTTTAAATCTTCCACACCACCTTTGTGTCTCCACCTAGAAATATATTTTACAACATTACCCTCACAGTATGTAAGTTTATTAGCGACAATATAATCAATAGGTTCAATACTGCCTTGATTGTAGTGTGGTGGGCTCTTAATTAAATCTGCCATAATTTTACTTCTCCTGTCTTTTTGTTATATTCTCCATGTCTTAAAATGTGTGCAACTCTGGCTTGCTGTAAGGCTTCTGCCTCAGTATAACCTTTATCTACATAAATCTTTTTGACTATTTTCCATAGGTCTAATAAGGGAACATTAGTATACTTCATTATTAGTTTTTCAGCAGTCTTGATGCCTACTCCTTCAATACCATCATAACCGTCAGTTTTGTCACCAGTTAATGTTTGTATCATAAACCAGTAATCAGCTAGTCGCTGTGGTATAGGTGTGACTGTTTGTCCGTCAGCAGATAAATTACATGGAATTGTTTTCATGTCTTTATCAATACTAACAATAATTCGTTCATCTATAGAAGGCTCTGTTGCCATGATACCCATAACATCATCTGCTTCTAAGTTTTTCCAAACAACACCATTATGTTTTTCCATTACATATTCACGCAATGCTTTTAACATCATAGGTTTACGGATATTTTTTCTGTTGCTTTTGTAACTAGGTAACACATCTTTTCTAAAGTTATGCTTGTCTGTTAAGCAAACTACATAATCATCAGCAGAAAAGTTAGAACCTAAATTATCTATCACTGCATCTACATCTAATTTACATACATTTTCATCAGCATGTAATGTCCACAAACCATTACCCCAGTCTGTAGGTACTTCATTATTCATAGCAATTTTGTATAATAAAATATCGCCATCAATTAATAATATTTTTTGTTTATTCATATTTTCTCCTTTATATATCAAATGTTATTAAAGCTTCTTTAGGTACTATGTGTCCTTTAGAAGTCCAATTGTCTCCACCAGCTTTTACTGGATATTTTTTCATCAACTTTATTAGATGTTTAGTAGGAACTAAAACCCAGACATTCTTTTTTCTGTCGGCTTTATATAAACAGATAGCATAATATTTAGCATCAGTATTATATACACCGGAAGCTTTGCCTCTGCTTTCAGTTTCAATATAAACATTGCCAGTCTTAATACACATTCTGTCTGTCTTTACTTCTACTTTACCTTCAATCGCTGTTAAAAAATCGTTCTCATTTTGTTGACCAAACTTTAAATCTAAATCAAAACGAGGCTGTGCTTTAGTGTGTTTCACTCCAGTTGTCTCCTATTTTATATTCACCAGTTAAAGGTAGTCTTAAATTAAAATATCTACCAGTATCTTCTATTGCTTTTATGGCTAATTGCCCAATTGTATCTGCATCTTTTTCAAGACATTCTACTTGTATTTCATCATGCACCCACACTACTTGTTGAGCTTCTGGTATCTTACTTATAACTTTATCAAATTCAACTAACCACTGTTTACATACCAGTGCCCCTGAACTTTGTAATAAAGTATTTAATGCGGCATGTGATGAACGCACTTTAACTTGTCTCTTATCTAAACCCATTAAAAATCCACGCTCAGCAACTTTTTGAACATCTACAATTAATTTATTTAATGCAGGTAAATTATTTAAGAATCTTTTTTTAATTTTAGATGCCTCTGGTACTGATTTATTTATAACAGAAGCGATTTTTTTAACGCCACCACCATATAAAAAACAATAAAAATAACGCTTGGCTAAGTCACGACTATCTAAACCAGCTAAAGTTTGTGTCTCAGTATGTATATCACCATCTAACACAACTTTAGAGTAGTCTCCTTTGTCATACCTAGCCATATAGTGAGCCAACATTCTCACTTCTAAACCTGAGACATCAATGCCTACAAGTTTTTTACCGGCTGGAACTGTAAATAATGCACGACACTCTTTACCATACTGCACAGATACACTAGGAATCTGCGCCATGTTTGGGTACGAGTGTGTTGCTCTGGCTGTTACTGTAGAGTTAGTATTACAAGTGCCATGTATTTTATTCTTCTTCTCATGTTTTAACCAAGCTTGCGCACCAGTTGCTAGCTGTCCAATTCTTTTATCTAATAAGAAATGCTCACATAATGTTTTAGCTTCTGGGTATGGTAAAGCTGACAAAGTAGTTTCATCTAGCTTTGGTTTACCATCATCATTGAACACAGTAGGTTTCCAACCATGCATTTCAGATAATCTATCTGCTATGTGGTGTCTACTAGAAGGATTAAATGTAACAATCTTTTCTTTATAAAAAGTTTCACCTTTAACATATCCTCTAGCTTTGTTATTTACTTTAGGAATAAAAGGTGTCTTTAATGTTTTAGGTGGGAATAAATTTTGTAACTCATCTTCTAATTCTAATCTTCTGCTTTGTAATTTAGAATATAATTGTTTAGCACCATCAGTATCAAAACTAAAACCATATGATTCTTGTTTAAATATTAATAAAGAAACTTCATGCTCTAAATCCATAGCTTGTTGAGAGTAACCTTTTTGTTCTATCATCTTCCAAAGATTATAAGTTACCTCTACATCTTGAGTACAATAGTCTAGCATTTCAGGTGAATAAGTTTTCCAATCAGTTTCAAACTGTGCTTTGTAGTTACCAATTCTATTACCCCATGCTTTTAAACTATGTCTACCAATGCAATCTCTAGGAAAATCCTTACGCTGAAAGTCTTTTTCTTTTACATCTGGGAATAATAATCTTGTAGCTACAATTGTGTCTAAAATTTTATTCTTAAAATCAAAGCCATATAATTTTTGTAAAACTGGAATATCGTATTTTATAATATTATGACCAATGATTAAATCTGCTTTTTCTAATTTAGCAACAGCTTCTTCTACTGGTAAATGTATCATTGTGTTTGTATCAACATCTTTTAAAACAATGCAATGTACTTTAGACACGACATCTAAAAAGCCATCAGTCTCTACATCAAATATATAACTACTCAAAGTTTTACCTTTTTAATTTTTAATACATTAACTGTTGGTATTGTAGTTACATTCCCTACATCTCCTAAAGTACCATCTGGCTGAAAATTTACATCACCAGCAACTACATGAACTTCTTTATCGGCTCTGATAAGCCAACCATTTGAAATACAAATAATAACTTTACTTTCTCTTGCTTCTTTTAAAGAAACCCATTCAGCCGAACCACAAATGTCCTTCCAATGTAAGGAAACAAAAGGAGCGTCTAATATCTTTTTATTTATTGTTGGTAATTTCATAATCTCCTTTAATTTAAATGTGTGTGTACTTTAATATCTACCATCCAAGCGGCTTCCTCACCACTTAAAGCTAGTTTTAACAATGCGTCTTGTAACAATTTACCTGAGGATTCTTTTCCAACCTCAAGTATAACAACTTGATTTGATTTTTTGGCTTGTGCAACTGCATTCATTACATAGACTGTCCAACTTAATGAGTCTTTTTTCATTTTGACTAACTTTCTGTTAGAAATCGTCAAGCGTTTCTCCTTGCACCTCAGTCAAACAACCAGTTTCTAAATCATAATGTAAATCACAAGCTTTTCCAGTTTCTCCACTGAACCTATTTTTAAGAACATTGACTTGAGCTAAGTTATTATCAGCTTGTAAGTCTCTGGATATAGAAAGTACCATATTTGACAACTGAGCTATTGAAGCTGAGCCTCTAAGACTATTCATAGACACTTGTAGTCCATCTTCATAACCTTTGTTTCCATCTTTGGCTCTTGATAAATGTGATACAAGTATCAAACCAATTCCAGTTTCTTCTACTAAAGTTCTTAATTTAGATACAAAGTAGTCTATAAGTTTTCTCTCATCTGTTGTGTTAGAATCTCCTAACGCAGATAATGCCATGTGTAAGTGGTCAAGAATAACATAATCTACATTACACGCTTTAGCCATGTATCTTATTTTAGCGAGCAAGTTATCTGCAATTGTAGAACCAAAATGATTATACAAATAGAACTTACCACTGCCCACAGTATCGTTAAATGTCTTATGTAATTGTTCTTCACTAATACCTTCCCTAGTTAAATGTAATGGTTTCTTTAATTCAACACCCATGATACCCAGTGCACTATGTTTCATTGTCTCTTCTAAAGCAATGTAACCTACTGTGTAATCATGTTTTAATAATTGTAATGCCACATGTCTACAAAATGAAGATTTACCTACACCACTACCAGCAGTAATAGTAACAAGCTCACCTTTACGCAATCCATGTGTCTTAATATTTAAACTTTCAAATGGATATGGAACTGTAACAAACTTATCTTCTTTTTGTATTTCACTCCACAAGTCTGAACCTAAAACAATACCATCCGGTCTGTACGCTTTACTAGACCAAATACAATCTGTTAGTTCTTTTGTTTTCCCAGCAAGTAGCATATCGTTAGCATCTTTTAAAGGTAAAGTACAAATTTTAGCTTTGTTTGGAGAGAATAATTTAGCGCATTCTACTGCCGCTTTCTGTCCATGCTCATCTTGGTCAAATAAAATAATTACAGACTCATAACTTTCTAAAAACTCAAGTTCTTTTTGTATATCTTTTTTAGCACCTGCCGCACCTGACTTAATACTAACTACTGGGAATTTATTGGAATTAATTTTTGAAACGCTTAAGGCATCCAATTCACCTTCTGTAATGATAATCATTTTACCATTTGTACGCCATAAATGCTGACCAAATAAACCAGATTGTTTTGCCTCACCTATCCACTGAAATGTTTTATCAGGGTATCTTAGTTTTTGTGCAACTAATACTTTGTCACTATTATAATAGTTTGCAATCTGACATGGTCTACCAAAGTATGCTCCAATTTGATAATTAAACTTTTGTGCTGTGTTGAAATCAATTTTTCTTTTTGATAAAGCAGTTATATCACCGCTTATAAAATCTTTACTAGGTTCTTGTTTGTTTGTTTGTGTCAAAGTCTCTACTCCTTGTTTGTTTGTGTTACATGAAAAACAAAAGCTGTGCCCGTCATCATATATTGAGTTTGCATCACTAGAGCCACATTCAGTGCATGAACTGTGATATAAAAAATTACTTTCAGTATTTACTTCCACATTAATGTCTCCATTGTTAAATTAATAAAACTCACTGGGTATTTCTACCCAGCAAGTACAAACAAACTATGCCAACAGTTCTTTTACATTAAACTGTGGACATAAGGAGTCTGACACATCTCTGTGTCCGACAATTTCAACCTGCTTGTAAAAAGACTCTAAATCTGCAACCAAAGTAGATAAACTTTGATATTGTTTTAAAGTAAAATTACATTCAGGCTGTCCGTTAGCATTGTGTCCACCAATTAGACAAATGCCAATAGAATTTTTATTTGATAGCTCAATGTTTTTATCTACATGAGCACCAGCAAGCATAATATCTCTACCATCTTGTATCTCTCCATCTCTCTTTATAATCTTATGAAACTTGCAAGAAAATAAACCTTCTTTTCTATGTTGTGTATCTAAATCTTTTGCATTTAAATTCTGTGTTGGATTAGTTTGACTTGAATGCACAACAATATACTTTGTTTCTATTCGTGTATTACTCATAGCCACTCCTTCGGTACATGTTTATCGGTGTATTGAAATCCATATTTATCACACCACATCCCATATGTTGTCTTTGATTTTTTGCTTATGCGTTGTCTTGAATTACTAAAGATAAATCTAATGTCTAACTTTGGGTGTTGTTCTTTTATTAGACGCATTTTTTGTCTGTCTTGAGTAGTAAAATATCCTTTAGTTTCAATGTATATATCTTTTTGAACTAAATAAAAATCAGGTGTGTAGGTATGCACTTTCTCTGGTTTCGTATAACTTAATTTAGTTTTTTCAAAGTGATACTCTACACGCTGACTATCAAGCTCAGAAGCAATCGCTACTTCTAAGCCTGACCTGAAGCCCTTAAACAATCCAATCTGACTAGAAGTCAGCTTTGTTTTCGGTCTGTGCGGGAACTTCATTTTCAAATGTTTCGTCTTGTTGAGGTTTTTCTGGAGCTTTATATCCGTCTTTAACTTCATCAAAGCCAAAGCCTTCTGCATTACTGCCACTACCACCTTCTACTAATTCAGTAATCTGAACCGCTCTTAGTCTTAGTGATACGCCAGCCCCAGCCATTGCGGTAAACCAATGCACAAGCTCAGCACTTGCTTTCATTTTACTACCTGACCATACATTAACATCTGTTAATGGAACACCCTTGCTATCAAATAACGCTACTTTAAATGGTACAACTTTACCATCTTTAGTAATTATTTGAGCTTTTCTTTTAAACTTAAAGATAGTATTCCCAGTGGGTTTACCATCATCATCAAGTTCATCATCATAAGGCGCATTAGCACTTTTTATAGTTTTACCTTTATTGCTATCTTTAGCTGTTGCCATGCTCTTAATCATTTCTTCATCAATCTGTTTAATTAATGAAGATGCCTTGTCAGTAGGAATGATAAGGTTAACTTTGTAATGTCCACTATCATCAAACTTAGTATCTGGCTGTGTTAGCCATGCATACTGACTTACTCCTTCAGGACTTACAATTTTTGTGTAATTGTTCTTCATATTATATATACTCCTTTGTATTATATCTACTATGGGTACTTAAATGCTTACGCAAAAAAGAACTCACTCTCCCGCAGTTGTTGTATATCTAAATCGCCTTTTGCGGGAACTTCAGGTAATTTAGAGTGTAGTTCTACTGGTAATTGTTTTAACACATCATTTCTGAAATTTAACAATACATCATTATTAGTAAACATTTCTATAAATGCTTCTCTAATAGACTTGTTAAGTATTTCAACATCTCCAGCAGTAGTACCAAAACTATCATGCACATTACAAAAATTAGTAATACCATTCTTGTGAGCTATGTTAACAGTTTTCATCATTGCGGCTGAGTCTACGGAATGAACCAGATTAGGTGCCACTCCATTACCCATTCTCAATTTGTCAGTTAAGTCAGTTTCAGTATTAATTCTAGGCTTAATAACTTCTCCCATAAGCATAGCTTTAACTCTTTTAGACTTCATTTGTGGATATGATTGGTAAACCGGAAAACCAACGGGTGTAACCCAGTGAACCGGCAATTGTTCTTTAGCAACTATTCTAGCAATTGTTTGTAAATAATTCATACCAACTCTTGCAGAAGTTAAGTTATCTCCAATACTATCCCATATTACCGCCGACAAATAACTTGCTGGTTTAAACAAATCATTTTGAAACGGGTTATGTTCTCCTTTGTCTTGTCGTTTTGTTAAGTCTTCAATAACAAACTCAGTACATGAATATCTTGTTGAACCATAACAAATAGTCATAATACTACGCTTAGTTGTTGACCTCTTGATACCATAATCTAACCATTTTTGAGCATAAGGGTTTCCGTCTTTTACATCTAATTTTAATTGCTCAATAACTGCATCAGCAACTAATTGATAAATGTCTTGAGGCGTTGCAGTCGGTGTTAAGTTAACTAGCTTGCCAGCTTTACTGTCTCTCAACATTAATGAATATAATTGTAAGCCATTACATGAGCCATCAACATTAACCGGTATGCTTGAAATAAAGCCATCTCCTTCTTTTAAGAACCTAGCCCACTCATCACAAAATGCTAAAAATTGAAATGCGTTAGAAGCATCTTCCCATTGTCTGTTAGTTAATGGGTCTGCCGCACACGCAACAATCATAGCTTCATTGTCTTTAGTCCATTTAACACGCTCAGCAAAAGAAATTTTATCTTCTCCAAACATATTAGCACCATGCACAGCCAACCAATAGTCACCTTTATTTTCTTTAGTGATTGGTTTACCATGTGCAAACGACAACAAAGCCTTAGCACCATTGATTGATTGATAGTTAAGAAATGCCGGAACCGCATAAGCTCTACCTCTGAAATCTAATTGCAAAGGAAAATATACAGTTGCGTAATTGGCAAACTTTTGACCCAACCATATGATTTTAGCATACAGTAATCTTTTAGAAAACATACGGGCATTCTCTGTGTGAGCCATAACAGCTTTCATCTTCCATGCTTTACGAGACTCAGGATTTGTGTCTATGTCGTGAGGCTTGTTAGGTATATCTAAATTAACATTAGGTGGCATTCCACCAACCGCTAAGCCTCTATCCCACGCCTCTTGCATAACTTTTAAGATAAAATTATTAACTTTAAAAGGTGTGTTTTGCATTGTATTGACTGCGCTATAAACCTCAGGCATATCAAAGTTTTCTAATTCCTTTTTAAACAGTTTATTTTTTTGTTTAACAAGGTCTAACTCTGGTAACTCTTTAGTCCAATAACCACCACCGGTTACAGTAGACCACATTTTAGGTGGCATAACTGTTGGTAAATATTCAGGGTTAAGTAATTCGTTAAAGCTATTTCTATTTTTAATCCACTCCCTAGTTTTATCAGTTTGTTTTATTATCTTAGCTTTTTTGTGTCTTACAGTTTCAGTGCCAATCTCAATCATGCCCGTTGAATAAATCATAAGCTCAACCAATCTAAGTCCGACATGCAACTTAGTAGGCGTTGTCCACTCTTCCCAAATAACTACATCCGTTGCAACATCTCTTTTTGCACTCTCTCTTAGTTTCCTACGCTTATAAGTATAATTAAAACTACGCTTATCTAAATCATTTTTTACTGTTTGGTATAAATCTGGATTTAAAGTTTTAAAGTTTTTAAGACTAATCTCAGTTTCTACTTTGCCGCCTAGTGCAATGCAAGTGGCGGTCAATGGTTTACTTTGTGTGATTGTATTTATAATGTGCTTGCCGGTAATTAGAGCCAATATCTCAGGCTCAACTTCGCACATTTTAGTGTAAGCTATGGATGGTTTTCCAATAGTCTTTTTTGATTGCTCAGTGACCCATTCAGCTATCTCTTTAGCCATTGGTCTTATGGTGTTAGCAACCATTATTTTACCGTATGATGTTACACTCTCTTCACCACGCTCAATGTGAGAAAGTAATCTTGTATTAGTACGCTTAGAGCCTAAATCTCTCATCTCTTTTTCGTGTGCAAGCTCATCTTTATAACTTGCAACGCTTTCAATCAATTTTACCATGTTAACAAACTCCTATAATTTAATTGGGTTATGTTTTCGTATCTACTATGGGTACCTTAGTC